GGACGTTGGCTTGTTTACAGAGAAAACCGAAGTCACAATTACGCACAGAACTACCGATGAATTGCGCGAAAGCCTGCGTTCTAAGCTGGCAAAGCTGGTAAATCCTGCGGATGAAGCCGAAGATGCAATTATTATAGACGACGAAGTTATAGATGTGGACGCAGAACTCGGTATCGAGGACGAAACCGATGAATGATATGGCGCTAGGGTTCTCTGAAGAAGAAATTGAACACATGCTCGCCAATCTGGACGCTTTTTCGCCTGAAGAAGTTGCAGAAATCGACAAAATGGTGGGCGAACTTGCGGATCGTAAGGAAAATCAGGCCGCTTATGACGATCTAATTGCGTTTTGTAAGTTAATGATGCCTGATTTCATAGTCGGTAAGCACCACAGAATACTTGCTGACATGTTAATGGGCATTGAGAGAGGGGATAAAGACCGTGTATGCGTGAATATCCCGCCTCGTCATGGTAAATCCCAGCTTGTGTCTATCTTCTACCCAGCATGGTTTCTGGGCAGGAACCCGACGAAAAAAGTTATGATGGTGTCACACACCACGGACCTCGCTGTGGATTTTGGGCGTAAAGTGCGTAACTTAATCGCCACAGATCAGTACAAATCTGTATTTCCTACCACTGCACTAGCACAGGATAGCAAGTCAGCAGGTAGATGGAATACGAACGTCGGGGGAGAATATTATGCGTGCGGTATTGGCTCGGCCTTGGCTGGTCGGGGTGCTGATTTACTTCTCGTGGATGATCCTCATTCTGAGCAAGACGTTATTAACGGAAACTTCGAGGTGTTCGAGAAAGCCTATGAGTGGTTTACCTTCGGAGCGCGTACTCGTCTCATGCCCGGTGGACGAGTGGCTATCATTCAGACCCGTTGGCACATGGACGACCTTACAGGACGTGTAACAAACGACATGGCGAAAAACGCCCGTGCGGATCAGTACGAGGTTGTAGAGTTCCCAGCGATCCTTGAGGTGAAACGCAAAGGGTCTAGCACATATGTAGAGAAACCCCTGTGGCCTGAGTTCTTTGATCTGGACGCATTACTGCGAACCAAGGCATCTATGCCGACGTTCCAGTGGAACGCACAGTATCAACAGCAACCTACCGCAGAAGAAGCGTCTATCGTTAAACGTGATTGGTGGGGGCAGTGGGAGCAAGATAGCCCGCCTTCATGTGAATACATCATAATGTCTTTGGACGCAGCGGCTGAGACGCATAACCGCGCAGACTACACGGCTCTCACGACTTGGGGCGTTTTCTTAAACGAAGACACAGGAGCGTACAATATAATATTGTTGAATAGTATTAAAAAACGTTTAGAGTTCCCAGAGCTAAAAGAATTAGCTATGGAAGAGTATAGCGAGTGGGAGCCTGATGCGTTTATCGTGGAGAAGAAAAGCGCGGGCACTGCACTCTATCAGGAGATGCGACGGATGGGGCTACCCGTTTCTGAGTTTACTCCGCACCGTGGATCGGGTGACAAGTTAGCACGCTTGAACTCGGTAGCTGATATTGTGGCATCTGGCATTTGTTGGACGCCACCTACTAGATGGGCAGAAGAAGTGATAGAAGAGATTGCCGGATTTCCTTTTATGAGCCATGATGACCTTGTGGACTCAACGGTGATGGCTCTTATGAGATTTAGACAGGGGGGCTTCATTAGGTTGCCTTCTGACGAACCGGAAGAACCGCAGTATTGGAGACAACGCCGTGGTGGATATTATTAAGAGGTAAGTTATGGCGATAGAAAAAGGTATCAATCCCGCTGCTAAAAGCATCGAGGACGAACTTGAAGGGGTAGAGATGGAGGATGTTGGCGTGGACGCTGACCTCGAGATCGAAGTTATTAACCCTGACGCTGTGACCCTAGATGATGGCTCTATGGAGATCACGTTGATCCCTGACGCGGAGATCAGTGACTTTACAGAGTTCGATATGAACCTTGCGGAAGTGTTGGATGAAAGCCACCTACAAGAACTTTCGGGTGATATTGTAGGTCTTGTTACTGCCGATATTGAAGGACGTAAGGAGTGGGCGGATACCTTTGTAAAAGGTTTGGACGTGCTGGGATTCAAGTATGAAGAACGCACGGAGCCGTGGGAAGGCGCTTGTGGCGTTTACTCTACAGTGCTCGCGGAGGCTGCTATCCGCTTCCAAGCAGAAACTATGTCAGAGACATTTCCTTCCTCTGGGCCTGTAAAGGTCAAGATTCTTGGTGAAGAGACTAAGGACAAGATAGAGGCAGCGGAGCGTGTCAAAGCTGACATGAACTACGAGCTGACTGAACGTATGGTCGAGTACCGTCCAGAGCATGAGCGGTTGCTCTACAGCTTGGGTCTGGCAGGGTCTGCGTTCAAGAAAGTCTATTTCGATCCTAACTTGGGTCGCCAAGTTGCTATTTATATTCCCGCTGAAGATGTCATCGTGCCTTACGGTGCGAGCCACATCGAGACAGCAGAACGTGTAACACATGTTATGCGTAAAACTAAAAATGAGATGCGTAAGCTACAGGTTGCTGGGTTCTACCGTGATGTAGACCTTGGTGAGCCAGAGCCATACCACAGTGACATTGAGGAACGTAAAGCGGAAGAAGGTGGGTTCTCGCTCACTGACGATAACCGCTATGCACTATATGAAGTCCATGCTGATCTAGTTATTGAAGGTGTTGACGATTCTGACGAAGACATTGCTAAACCATACATCGTGACCATAGAACGTGGTAGCGGTGAAGTGTTGGCAATCCGCCGTAACTGGAACGAGGATGATGAGCTTACGTTAAAGCGTCAACACTTCGTTCACTATGTTTACGTGCCGGGATTTGGTTTCTACGGGCTTGGCCTCATCCATATCATAGGTGGATATGCGAGGGCAGGCACATCCTTGATACGTCAGCTAGTAGACGCTGGAACGCTCTCCAACCTCCCGGGAGGGCTGAAGTCCCGTGGACTCCGTATCAAGGGTGATGATTCGCCCATCGAACCGGGCGAGTGGAAGGACGTTGATGTGCCTAGCGGCTCTATCCGCGACAACATCATGCCACTTCCCTATAAAGAACCTAGCCAGACCCTTCTTGCCTTATTGAATCAAATTACGAACGAAGGACGTAGGCTAGGCGCTATTTCAGACATGAACATCTCGGACATGTCTGCAAACGCGCCTGTGGGCACAACGCTGGCTCTATTAGAGCGCACCCTGAAGCCTATGGCTGCGGTGCAAGCGCGTGTTCACTATGCCATGAAGCAAGAGTTTAAGATGCTCAAAGCACTCATGGCGGAGTACGCCCCTGAAGATTATGGCTACCAGCCAGAACGGGGTGAGGTTAGCGCACGTCAGGGTGACTACATGACAACGGATGTGATCCCTGTCAGTGACCCTAATAGCTCTACCATGGCGCAACGTGTCGTGCAGTATCAAGCTGTGTTACAGATGGCGCAACAGGCACCACAGATATACGACTTACCCCAGCTACACCGTCAGATGATCGAGGTGTTGGGCGTAAAGAACGCAGACAAACTTGTTCCCACAAAAGACGATGCGAAGCCAACCGATCCCGTCAGCGAGAACATGGACGCACTGATTGGCAAGCCAATACGGGCGTTTATCTACCAAGATCACCAAGCGCACATTACGACTCACATGTCCTTTATGAAAGACCCGATGATGGCGCAGATGATCGGACAGAACCCACAAGCACAGCAGATTATGGCCTCGCTACAGGCACATATCGCAGAGCACCTTGGGTTCCAGTATCGTCAACAGATCGAGGAGAAGCTCGGAGCGCCGCTACCAGCGCCAAACGAGGAGCTACCAGAAGAGGTCGAAGTACAACTTGCACGTCTTGTGGCAGACGCAGGTCAACAGCTTACACAAGCAAACCAGCAGAAAGCCGCACAGCAGCAAGCACAACAACAGCAACAAGACCCTGCGTTCCAGCTACAGCAGATGGAGACACAGGCGAAGGTCCAAGAAGTGCAGCGTAAAGCAGCCAAGGATCAGATGGACGCACAGCTTAAACAAGCTGCGTTGCAGCAGAAGGCTCAGAAAGACCTCGTGGACTCTGCCCTCGAAGCTGAAAAACTCAAGATCGACCAGCAAGAACTACAGCTTGATGCCCAGAAAGAGGGCGTAAAGCTGGCGGCAGATCGCAGAAAAGATAACACCAAGCTAGACCTAGAGCTGGCTAAAATGATGGCAGGTAAAAATAACAGGAGCTAATTGTGGCTAAAACCGTCTTTGACGTGCTGATAGAGAAAATTAACGACGATTTATCGTCTGCACAGGAATACTTAACTGGGGGAAGTCCGAAGGACTATGCTCAGTATAAGGAAGTTGTTGGACTCATCCGAGGTCTGGAGACCAGCAAATCACATATTCAAGACCTTTCGCGCAACTATATGGATGATGAAAATGACTAACACTCAGACGATTGAATTGCCTGATGCACTAAAGCAAAAGATGGAATCAGAAGCGGTAAACGCTGAACCAATCCAAAGGGAGCTAACAGATGAGGAGTGGGAAGCGCAGCTACCCAAGCCTACAGGTTATCGAATCCTGATCGCACTGCCAGATGTAGAAGAATATTACAAAGGCAGCACCCTGCTGAAGACCTCAGATGTGATGCACAAAGAATACATCATGTCGATCATGGGGGTCGTAATTGATATGGGTGCGGACGCTTATGGTGACACGGAACGGTTTCCAAAGGGACCGTGGTGCAAAGAAGGCGATTATGTAATGTTCCGCATGAACACAGGCACAAGGTTTAAGGTAAATGGCAAGGAGTTTCGTTTGATGAACGATGACTCCGTAGAAGCTGTTATCCCTGACCCTAGTGGCGTTATGGCAGTATAGGAGGTAGATAGATGCCCTTTCAAAAAGTAGAATTTGAGTTTCCCGAAGGCGGAGACGAAGCAAAAGAAGTTGACATCGACATTGAAAAGTCGAGTGCAGAAGAGGTAGACATTGGTGGTAAGAAAGCTAAAGCAGCAGCTAAACAATCTGAGCCTGTCGTTGAAGACGAAGTGGATACTGATGACGACGGATATGAGATTGAAGTGGTTGATGATACGCCAAAAGCGGATCGGAACCGTAAACCCTCTGACCCACCTGAAGAAGTTACTGATGAGGAACTAGAGGATTATTCCGAAAAAGTCCGCAAACGGATTCAGCACTTCTCTAAAGGTTACCACGACGAACGCCGCGCTAAAGAACAAGCATTGCGCGAACGTGAGGAACTTGAGCGTCTATCTCAAAAGTTGCTTGAAGAGAACAAATCTCTAAAGACCAACGTAAATAAAAATCAGTCAGCGTTGCTTGAGCAAGCTAAGAGAAATGCGGCTGCTGAGATGGAGTCAGCTAAAAAAGCATATAAAGACGCTTATGAAGCTGGGGACTCAGATAAAGTCGTAGAAGCACAAGAAAGCCTAACAAATGCCAAGATAAAGGCTGATAGGTTAAATAATTTCAAGTTACCTGCTTTACAGGAAGATGAAAATCCTGCTAAAGTAGAAACTGAAATCGCCCCTGAGCCTGTTCAGGTTGATCCAAAGGCGGCAGCTTGGCAACAAGCTAATCCTTGGTTTAATCAGGACATAGAGATGACGAGCTTTGCTCTCGGGTTGCACAACAAACTTGTCCAAGAGGGGATCAGCCCTCAAACAGATGACTACTACGAGAGAATTGATTCTCGTATGCGCCAGTTATTCCCCGAGAATTTCGAGGATGACACGGAGGTAGAAGAGCAAAAACCGAGGAAGCGAGCTTCCAACGTGGTTGCACCCGCTACGCGGAGCACAGCGCCTAAGAAAATTAGGCTTACGCAATCACAAGTGACAATCGCCAAACGGTTAGGACTTACCCCCGAACAGTACGCCAAACAGGTTGCATTAGATATGAGGAAACAAAATGGCTGAGAATCGTATAAATAGAGAACTTGAGTCTCGTGAGAAAACGACCCGTAAAAAGGCTTGGCAGCGCCCCGAGGTGCTACCGTCACCGAACCCCGAGCCGGGTTATGGATTTCGCTGGATACGTGTTAGTTCGCTAGGTAACACCGATGCCACTAATGTTTCTTCCAAACTGCGTGAAGGTTGGGAACCTGTAAAGGCTTCAGACCACCCAGAGATTACGTTGGTAACTATCGAGAACGACAGGTTCAAAGATAACATCGTGATTGGTGGCTTGATGCTTTGTAAGGCTCCAGAGGAATTGGTTGAAGAGCGTAATGACTACTATAGAACTCAGACGCGCTCCCAGATGCAATCCGTTGACAACAACCTGATGCGAGAGAACGACCCTCGTATGCCTCTGTTTAACGACAGAAAGACGAAGGTTACATTTGGTAACGGAACTTAATAGGAGCTTAAAATGGCTTATCCTACTGTAAGCGGGCCTTATGGCCTAGTTCCGGTAAAACTGTTGAGCGGCTCTCCTTTCGTGGGCGTAACTCGTCACTTCAAAATTGCAAGTGGCTACGCTACATCCATTTTTTACGGAGATGCTGTAACGCTGGTTACCGGAGGCACTGTCGAACGCGATGCGTTTGATGCTGCCATGACACCTATTGGTGTCTTCCTTGGTTGCACATACACCGACCCTAACCTTGGTTACAAGGTATGGCGTCAGTCGTATCCTGCAAGCACTGCTGCATCTGACATCGAAGCATTCGTTGCAGATGGTACTGATCTTCTGTTCAAAGCCGCTGTTGTATCTTCTGGTACGACTATCGGTGATTTGGCACAGACTGATATTGGTGCAAACGTCGCGGGTGTAGACAACACTGGTGATTCTACTTCGGGTAACTCTCGCGGTGCGATCTCAGATACGTCTGCAACTACCAATACTCTTCCTTTCCGTATCGTCGGATTGGTTGAGGAAACCAAAAACAGCTCGGGTGGTTACACTGAGGCTTACGTTAAATGGAACGCAGGTCACCAGTATAACAACACGA